TCCAGGCTTTCTAGGCCTAAACACGCAAGAAAGCAGTATTCAGTTGTCTTCAGGCTATGCTCTGAAGGCACAGAATTGTGTCATTGATAGGTATGGTCGTATTGGTGCTAGGCGTGGCTGGACCGCTGTAAACACAGCAGTCAACACAGACCTAGGTGCCGCTAACGCTGTAGAGTTTATCTTTGAGATGATTGATGGTGGCGGCAACCAAACCATCAGTGCTGGTAATAACAAGTTGTTTACTGGCACCACAACGATGACCACCAAGACTGTCAGAACACAGGCCAATACTGCTGATGTCAGTTATACCATCACAGGCAATAACTGGCAAGCTGCGGCTCTGCCCTACGGCGATGGCTCTGATGCTGTTTCCCATGCCTACATGGTACAGACAGGGCACCCTGTGCTGGTCTATCATAACCTACCTACTCCGGGCACTGGTGCTACCTTCTCTGTGGCTACAATTAGCGGTGGTGGCGGCACTGGCCCAATAGCAACAGTAACAGTCAGTGCGGCTGGGTCTGGCTATAATATTGGCGACATACTAACATTAGCGGGCGGTTCTGGCTCTGGTGCTAAGTTAACTGTGGCAACACTAAGCGGTACTGGTATAGCCACTGTAACAGTCTCTACTGCTGGCACAGGATACACAGTTGGTAACTCTTTGACCAGCACAGTGACCACTATTGCTAATCCACATTCTCACGCTGGCTCCTTTGGTTTTCAGCAGTTAGGTGATGTTGGTACGCTGCCGACAGGCTACTCCATAGCAGACTTTAAGCCAAACTGTGCCTTAGCTGCTTATGGTCGTATCTGGATGGCAGACATTGTTGGTGACAGGCAGACTGTTTACTTTAGCAGGCTTTTAGATGGCTCTGACTTCCAAGGCGGCGACTCAGGCTCTCTGTCGATCAATTCTGTGTTCCCCAACAATGACCAGATTATCGCTCTAGCGGCCCATAACGGCTTCCTAATCATCTTTGGTAGGAACAACATTGCTATCTATAGAAACCCCATAGATGTCACTACCTTGGTCTTAGAAGACTTTATCCCCAATGTTGGCTGCATTGCTAGGGACTCTGTCCAGAACACAGGAACAGATATTGTCTTCCTGTCTGACTCTGGTGTGCGTAGCCTTCAGCGGGTCATCCAAGAAAAGTCCTTGCCTATGCGGGACCTGTCTAAGAATGTCCGTGATGACCTGATTACTGCGGTAGCCTCAGAGACAGCCAGTTCTATTAAGTCTGTCTACTATGACAGGGATGCCTTTTACCTGCTAACCCTGCCAGCAACTAGGGTCACTTACTGCTTTGATATGCGGGGCACTCTTCAGGACGGTTCTGCCCGTGTCACCATATGGGATGCTCTTGATCCAAAGGCCTTGTTTGTCAATCAGGCTAAGGAGTTGCTACTAGGCAAGCCTGGGTATATTGGTAAATACTATGGACACCTAGATAACGCCTCTACCTACCGATTACAGTATTACACCAACTACTTTGACTTTGGTAGCCCAACTGCCTTAAAAGTTCTTAAAAAGATAGGATTTGTGGTTATTGGCGGCTCTGGCGATGCTGTAGCCATCAAATGGGGCTTTGATTACAAAGAAAGTTACAGTAGTGAAACAAAAACACTTGACACGGGAGCAGTTTACGAGTATAATATCGGGGAATACAATATTGCTGAGTTCTCCAGCGGTATTGTCCTAGACCAGTTCCAGATCAATGCAGGCGGCACCGGGGCTGTTCTACAGTTAGGCCTAGAAGCAGAATTAAATGGTGATCCTCTTTCTATTCAGAAAATCGATGTCTATGTCGCACAAGGGAAAACAGTATGAGCAATTTAGCAGTAGTCACAAAAACAAAACATTGTAAAAAATGTGACAAAGTACTGCCTTTATTTTCCTTTACTAAAAACGCAGCATCCAAAGATGGTCTACAACTTGCTTGTAAAACTTGTGATAATTTAAGACAACAAAAAAGAAGAATTGAAAAGAAAAAAGAAATACAAGAGTATGGAAAACAATACAGAATTAAACATACTGATGACATGGATTTTAGACTTCAATGTTTATTAAATGCTTCACGAGCAAGAGCTAAAGAAAAAAATAGAGAGAACACGTTAACTAAACAAGATTTATTTAATTTATTTCCAAAAGACGGTTGCTGTCCTATTTTTGGTTTTAAACTAGAATGGAATGGAAAAGGATTTAGAGAAACTAGCCCAAGCATTGATCGTATTGACTCAACTAAAGGCTATACAAAAGACAACATTCAAATTATTTCTTGGAAAGCAAACAGAATTAAAGGGTATGCTTCTATAGAAGAATTAGAAATATTGTTAGCCTACTTGAAACAAGGAGAATAAAAATTAGCAATTACACAAAGGCAACTAACTTTGCAGTTAAAGACGGCTATAGCACCGGTAATCCAGCGAAGATTATTAAAGGTACTGAGATTGATGCTGAATACACCGCTATTGCCTCTGCCATATCATCCAAGGCAGACAGCAACAGCCCTACACTGACGGGGACTCCGTTAGCGCCCACAGCCTCTGCTGGCACCAGCACAACACAGATTGCTTCTACAGCGTTTGTTGCTGCAGCTATAACAACAGTATTTCCTAGTGGCGGTATTATTATCTGGTCTGGTTCTGCTGCGGCTATACCTAGTGGATGGGTATTATGTAATGGTTCTAACTCAACACCAGACTTAAGAGACAAGTTTGTTGTTGGTGCCGGTTCTACTTACGCAGTAGGTGCTACTGGTGGATCTGCTAATGCCATAGTCGTAAGCCATACACACACAGCAACCGTTACTGACCCTGGACATACACACTCATACGAGGCTTTTATTGATGGTAGTCTTGGTCACGGAGGCGGGGCAACAACGAATGATGCTCCTACTGCTTTGACAACTGGATCAAACACAACTGGGGTAACTGTTGGTATTAGTACAACAGGCTCGTCAGCAACTAATGCTAACCTGCCCCCGTACTATGCTCTTTGCTACATTATGAAGACTTGATGAAAGTACCAGTAATACAAAATAAGCAGTTTGTGTTGTATTTAGAGGATGTTGGTGGTAATTTATTTATACACTGCGATATATTAACGAAATGGTCTAAAGAAGTAAAACAAAATTTAAAAAGCTGGTTTAACGGATTAACAAAAGTGCATGGTAAAGAGTTATATGCTCTTCATGACCCAAAAGATAAGAAACATGAGAAATTCTTAAGAATGTTTGATTTTTCTTATTTAAAATCCTTTATAGGAATAGATGGAAACAACTATGATATTTATATCTGGAGATAAAGATGGGAATTGAAACAGCATTAATTGCCTCCGGCGCTAGTTTACTTGGTTCTTCTATGGCTGGGAGGTCGGCTCAAAAAGCAGCCAATACTGCTGCCAATGCTCAACTAGAAGCAGCTAGAATAGCCGCTGAAGAACAGAGATTTCGACCAGTAGGCATTTCTACTAGGTTTGGAGCTTCTCGTTTTGGCTTTGGCCCAGAAGGTAGACTTGAAAGTGCTGGTTATACTGCATCACCAGAAATACAAGCACTTCAGGAAAGGCTAGCTGCTTTATATGGAACAAGTCTAGGACAAGCAGAAAGAGCACCTGCAATCTCTGAGGGGTTGTTTGGCCTTGGTCAACAATATTTAGCAGAAACACCAGGACAGGCTCGTCAGAAATACATTGCAGAACAACAGGCGCTTCTTGATCCTATTCGTCAACAAGAAGAACAAAGACTAGCATCTTCTGTATTTGGTAGGGGCCGTGCTGGTCTTAATATCGGTACTCAAGGACAACCTGAGTTGGCTGCGTTGGCTAACGCAAGGCGCACACAAGACCTACAGTTAGCTGCAGAGGCAGAACGAGCAGCGCAACAAAGGATTGGTTTTGGCGCTGGTTTGTTTGGTACTGGTATTGGCTTACAAACACAGTCATTGGCTCCGTTCCAGCAACAGTTTGGTGTATCTCAGTTGCTTGAACAAGCTGCACTACAGCCTCTTGACATCGGTGCTCAATTAGGTGGCAAAACAGCTACTGCGGGTGCTAATGTTGGTCAGTCTTTGTTGACAGGCGGTTTAGGCGCAGCGCAGACTCAGTTGCAAGGCTCCTTAGTTGGCCCGTCATTGATGGCTCAGAATATTTCTGGTTTTGGTCAGCAGTATCTTCGTGGACAACAGCAACAGCAGTTATTTAATCAACTCTACAGGCCACAACCAAGCAGTGGGTTCAGCCCTTCAACCTTAGGTCAAAACTATTTTCCAGCAATGGAAGATTACGCTTATTAATTAAGGAACAAAAATGGCTATTACTTCATTATTTGGACC